GCGTTATGTGCATGGTGTGGACTCTGTATGTGTCCAAAAAATCCATACCACTTCACGTTTTTTTGGCATAAAAACTCCTGCTTGAGATTTCTTTATGCCATCCGGCGTAGGCTTGCATGAATCTTGTTGCAACCACATGCAACCTTCGAAAGCCCGAAAATGAGCGTTAATCGCTGTTATTTCTGCAAAAATGGAACGGCCTGGAACGCTATGAGGCGTACCAGGCCGTGTCAGGTGGTGGGAGGAGGAGGATTCACCCACCCTCTCTCACTAGGAATTCCAGCACATCTATAAAATGTTATACCATCTGTTATACCATCCGGCGCGGCCTTAACTGGAACGCCACAGCAGAGATCATAACGCTACGAGCTATAGCACAGAAACTGGAGTGTGTGCGTCTTTTGCATACCAGTTAATCGTGAGTAGACACTAGGGCGTCGTGAACTGCGGCGTTTCGAAGAAGTAGGCTGCGACCTTCTTCGATAAGTCCGACGCTTTCTCTGAGAAGTCCTTCGCACGCGGAGACTGCGGCTCGCTCAGCACCGCAGGCAGAGGCGCTGGCTCTTCGCTCACGTACCTCGGCGGCCCGGCGCACCCGCTCAGCATCAGCGCGAGCATCGGCAAGCTCACCGCGCAGGCCGGCAAGAGCGTCCAGCGCTTCAACCATCTTTGCATATTGCTTCCTCCCCATATCGGCACGGGCAACGGCCTCGGCTTCCCGAAGCTCCGCCGCGTCCTTTTCGTAAAGCGCGGCGGCATATCGATAGCCGCCTCCGAAAGCCAGAAGCACCGTAAGCACTGCGCCCGCGATCTTCAGATACGTCACAAGCCCGCCTCCTTGAGGCCCACTTCCCAAGCGTCGTCCGAAATGCTTTCGGCATCGACTCCGTTTTCATGCCGGGCGATGGCCTTCGCAATGTCCAGATATAGGAGCGGGTCGGCAGAGAAGTTCAAAACTTCGTCCGGATCGCGGCGGCAGGCCGTCGCAACATGAAGCACATATGAGTCCGTATCGTTCTCATTTTCCGGAGCCCATCGGGTGATGATTTTGCGCACGGTATCGCATCCTCGCCTCTCTACGTAGGTGCGAAGGGTTTTTAGGAGGGCGCGCACGCCAAAGTGCATTTCTGTAAATGTGCAGAAATTTTGATCATCCTGCACCGGAGCAAGTCCGAGCCAGTCTTCCCCGTGACGCAAGTTGCCGGGGTTGCAGTTCCGAATTCCTCGAGCGGTCATGGTTCCTCACTTCAGAGCATCACGCCAAATCTTCACGGCCTTCCCGGCGACGCACGCGACGACGGCAACACCGAAAGCGATGAGGACGACAAGGATGGCCGTCGCCTGCCATGTCAAATCATCAGCAGTCATGAGCTCTCCGATCTTCAAAGCAGTTAAAATGTCTCCCATAGGCCCATTCCGTTTCTGATGCCTATAAAAAAAGCCGCCCGGTTCGCTCCCGAGCGGCTTTTGCGTATTCTGATTTTCATTTTTGTATGTACTGCATGACCATTGCCGTCACAACGGCGGCAATGATCGGGCTCAGTACTACCTTGAAGAACTCCCACATGCGACGCATCTTATTTAGTCGCGCCTCCGCAAGTTCGATTTCTATGCGAGTTCGCTCTTCACTTCGAATACGCTCTTCCTCAAACTTGTTCATAAAACCTTCCAGGCGAGCTATGCGCTCTTCAATGTTCATTGGTACAATCCTCTTGTTAGTTGAGTTCGTAAAGAACAAAAAAGCCGCCCGGTTCGCTCCCGAGCGGCTTTTGCTATTTGGTCTTCTTGTCTTTCTCCTCATCATCAAGCCCGATCTGATCGAGCTTGGAGTCCACGGCATTCTCAAGGCGCTTCTCAAGCGACAAGAAAAGTTTCTTGAGGACTGGAGGCAGTGCATCTCCGAAACCCGCCCGCTCGATGTTTTCGACGATCGAGCCGAATTCGCCGCAGGCATAGGCGCAGAGCGTCACGCTTTGAAAAAGTGGCATGTCGTGGAGCACGAACCAGAAGCTCACATCGATCCCGTGCGCAAGCGTGATGATGAAAAAGGCAAGTCCCTTCTTCGCCATCCCAAAGCTAAGGCGCTTTGAGCTGAAAGTCCCGGTCCGGCAGGCGGCCCATATCCCGGTGAGAAGGTCGGCCGCCATGAAGGCCAGATACCAATAGACCAAGGGGGCAACACTCTCAAGAGTCGCCCCCCAGATCACCCCCAATACCGCACCTATCTTTATCCACGCCGCCTCCGCCCCTACCGGTAGAAGCGAGTGCATGGCGTCACCCGATCATGGAGCGCCCGAACCAGCCTGCAGCGATGCCGAGGACAATGCCCACGGCAGTGACGCCGATCCAGAAAGCGCGCACCTTGCGGCGCGTCTCGGTGTCGAGCTGAGCCTTCTGGTCTTCAAGCCACGCCTGCGCCTTCTGGATCACTTCTTCCGTTGCGCCGTTCACGTCGAGACCGAGCTCCTTGAGCTTGGCGAGAACTCCTTCCTTAGTCATAACGACCTCCTTACTGTTTGAAAGTTTTTAAAGGGTTGCAATAGCAGGTGAGCTGATGCGTCTCCTCTTTCAAGCCGTCAAAGCTGAAGAGCTTCCATCCCATTGAAATGCGCAGGCACTTCGACGGCAGTAAGCTCCACTGCCGGATGACATAGAGGTGCCAGCAGGCCAGCTTTTCGCCGCGATAGACGCGCTTAAGCCAGTAGCCGGACTTTCCGTAAGGCTGATCGGACACGCCTTCCTGCCCGTCCATGTCGAGCCAGTCTCCCGGCTTAGTCTTCTGCCCGAGCACCGAGATATCGAAGCCGTAGCAGACGTTCCGGAGAAGCCACGCAACCCGTCGTCTGTAGGTGGCCCACGCCGAGGTACCCGGCCAGCGCTCCCAATGGCCTTTGTCGCCATCAAGAGGGTTGTCAGGCGTCTGAAACCACGAAAGCCACGAGGGCAGATAGCCGTCTGACTTCGCGAAGAACGGCAGGATCGGCGCGAGCAGCCTCCCAACGACCGCCATGACGAAGCTCAGCGGTAACAGACATATCCATTTCACATAGAGCATCAATTCACCCATAAAAAAAGCCCGCGCATTGGCGGGCCTGAGCAGACAGATAGCAAGAGGGGCCGAACTCCCGAAGAAGAACGACCCCTGCGGCTTAACGCCTCTTGCCGATCAGCCACGCCGCAATAATGACGGCAATGACGAGCCCATCAATATTGATGTCGCCCGTCACCACAACGATGTCGTGTGGCATAATCTGACACGAAGCAAGAGTGAAGGCATGCATAACCACCCCTTGCATCATTGACTCAGCCCGGTGTTAGCGCACTGGGCTTTGTCGCTTCTACACCCCTAGCGGGGGCCTATCCTCCGGCGATACGCCGGGAATTCCTTGCCTCGGCCGTCGGTAGGTGTGGATAGGCAGGAACAGGCTATGCGCCGCGTCCTTGCTTCATGCTGGCGGCGATTATACCTAGCCCCGCATGCTGGGCGGCAGTTGGGTCCGCTCTAGCTCACTCTCATAGCTCGTCCGGCAATGATTGCCATCGAAGAACAAGATCGCATCGATGAGCAAATACGGCCAATTTCGTTTCCCTTCTAGGTGCTGTCGCCATGCGTGCGCAGAGAGGCTCTCATCAGCCCACCCGCCCAGGAGAGCGTTGATGAGCTGATCAAAGGCGATGAGCACCTGCTTCAGATAGCGCCGCATCACTTCGTAGAGAAGTCAACCGGATGGAAGGCGATGACGATCTTTTCCAGCTCCTCTTTCGTCTTCGCCTTTTCAATCGCGTCGCGCAACTTCCACTTTTCCTGATAGGCTGCCTGTCCAGCCTGAATAATTTCGAGCTGCAGAGTCTTGAGCTGGTCAATACTGACTTGATGCCCAACGTTGTTAGCGTCCATGAAGATCAGGCCGCCCCCGCTCTCCGTGTCCGCGAAGGCAGCCGAAGATTCCGCCGCCGTGACTAGGCCGTTCACGTCCTGCATGGCACGGGAGTCCGAGTCCGCTTCGAAGCCCAGAGAAGACTTTAGTGTCGCGCCGTCCTCATACCAAGACGCAAAGGCAGAGTCGAGGGTCCGCTTCTTCTCGGTGCGCACTTCCTCAACAGTCTTTTCCGGAATCTTTTCGATCGAGCGGGCATTCGTTTCCGGGTCTTGGACAAGGCGATAGGTCGCCGAGTTCTTCGTGAGCTCATCGAAAACCGTGCGGAGTTTGTGAATTCTTTCCGTCTGTTTGTGATGATCGAGCACGATGCCGACGCATTCCTCGGCTGTTTGCGGAATAGCTTCCGCCTCCCAGCCATTTTTGTCGGCAGACAGCTTGAAAAAGTGCTTCCCATCGTCTTCGGGGGCGGCGATGTCATAGCAGTCCGCGCCGAGCATCAGCGAGCCCTTCGCGTCGGCCATGCAGGCCACCATGCCATCAAAGTAGCCGTCCTCATCGACGTGCGGGATTTCTTTGATCTCATTGGGCTTCATGTCGAAAAACCTCTCTACAAGAAAAATTGCGGCCTTGCGACCGCGTGAAAAGCGTTACACCGTGACCGATAGCCACGGCCTCACCCTTCGGGTTTACCCCTCAGGGGTCAAAAGTTGGTGTCTCCGCATTTCCTACGGAGGCAGGGTTACTGATCTGAGCCTCGGACGATGGCCCGAGGTCTCTCTGATGCAGGCCCGGCAACTGACCCGCAGAAAGCGGAAGGATTTGGGGCAGGAGCCGCCCCGTGGATACGTCCTTTCAGACGCCTTCCGCCTGTGGTGCAACTTGAAGCGCGGCAGGATCGTGTCCTACATGGACGAAAAGCGCCGCCTTGAGCGTTATGTCATCGCCCCTCTCGGTCGCCGTCAGCTCGACGAAATCACCGCTCCCCTCATCATCGCGACCGTCCGGCACATCGAAGCCGCAGGCCATCAAGCCACACTCAAGCGGGTTCTAATGCGAACGCGCGAGATCATGGACTTGGCCGTCTGCGCCGGTTACATCCTTCACAACCCGATTGACCGCGTAAGTCGGGTATTTGCTCCTCCAATTGTGCGGCCCATGCCCTCCATCTCATGGCGCGATTTGCCAAAAGTGATGAATGTCTTTAAGGACGCCACCATGCGGATGCAAGTGCTCTTTCTTTGGTCCCTCGCTTCCATGCTCCGGCCCGGAGAAACCGCCAAGCTCCGGAAGGCGTGGATCGACGGCAATACCCTCTCCATCCCTGCCGCTGAGATGAAAAAGGAACGCCTGCACCGCGTCCCATTGACCACTTTCATGCGCCTTCTCCTCGCCAAGGAAGCATCCCTCTCCCCGCACCCCAGAAGCTCCTACGTCTTCGCCGGGCGCGACCCTGGCTCCCACATCTCTTCCCAAGCCCTCGCCAAGTACCTGCACGGAACCACCCTGACCGGAAGGCTTGTGGCCCACGGCCTGCGATCAATGGCCCGCTGTTGGATGGCGGACATGGGCACACCCTTCGAAGTCGCCGAAGCCTGCCTCTCTCACGTCTCAGGTTCTCAGGTATCCCGCGCCTATCAGCGAAGCGACTACCTCGACGCGCGGCGCACCGTCGTGCAAGCTTGGAGCGACTTTATCGAGCACTGTGCTCGAAGTGCCGGGCTGATGCCTCTGCTCCCAGATGGCGGCAAGGATGGCCATCAGCCATAGCGCTTCCACTCACTGGGGCTTGGCACACTGAAAAGATGACGCGCTCAAGCCCCAGAAAACCCGGTTTGAATGGCCGAACATCACGGGTAGTTTCACCTCTCACGGCAATACTGGCTCAATGGTAACCACCGGACCATTTACGAACGGAGGACCCCGGATCCATTCGAATAGCGGTGGCGCAGAGGATGGGAGAACCGTTTACATGGACGCTAACAGGTGTTCATCTTTATACGGAACGACCGGAACAGTTCAACCAGCGGCGATGCTGACACTAGTCCTCATCAAAACTTGATCAGGACTAAAGCCGACATCGCCGGGGGCTTAACCGTTGAAGATTGGCCATAAAAAGACGAGGATTTCGAAGCACTAAAGTCAAATCCCCGACCTTCATTAGCGTTATTTCCGCTGTGGCTACACGTCACTGAGGTGTTGTTAGTAAAAGAGCCACTGCTATTCTCGAACCGCCCATCCCCGTTGTTGCTGAAGTAGCCCGTGATGTTCGGCCCGAACATCACGGGCGATTTCCGATGCGCAAAAGAATGGAGCGGGGTACCCTCAGCTACTGGGGCTTTTAATCGAGTAAGGGAGGAAGGACACGCTCCGGGCGGTGGAGCCGTTAACGGGTGCCTTATCGATTTTTATGCTTCTCGCGTTCACAGCATCTACGGAAGCTCCAGTTCTGTGCAACCTCCCGCAATGGTGGCTTTGATACTCATCAAAACTTGATGAGAATCAGAGTGGCCAGTGAAGGCGGCTGAATTGAAGAACTTCCATAAAGGGAAGAACTGCTAGACGCTCTGAAATTCACTGTTTGCCCCCAGTCGTCAGAAGCCTGACCAGCTCCGACGAGTGAGTTCCAATACCCTGCGTTGGAAAAAGCTCCAGCCGGAACAATTCCTCCTATATTCCCCTTACGAACGTAGCCTAAGCTACCAGTGATGTTCGGTAACCCCGCTTTCTTATAAGTTCCGACCTCACTGGTGGACGTCGTGCACTCCAAGAAGCGACCTTTCAAGTTCGGCAGGTTGAACGTTGAGCTACCGTCACCGGTGCCGTAAGTAGTTCCGATGGCCGAGAAGAGATTCGCGTACGTCGTGCGGGATACTGCCCCTCCGTTAGCAATGAGCCAACCGCTCGGCACGGTGCGTCCCGCATAGTGAATGATGGTGCCCGAAGGGACAGACGGTGGGATGAATGCCTCGACCATACGTCGAGTCAGAAACGGAGTCATGAGGACATCTTTAGCAGTGCCCTCCGTAACCTGCGCTTCCGTGGCGATAATCGATGCGGCTAATTTTGCGAACGTGATTTGCGCATTCTGCAGAGCAGCCCCAGCGATGGCGTTCGCCGCCACTTTCTCAGCAGTTACAGCACCTGCCGCGAGTTTCGCAGCAGTTACAGCCGCATCAGCCAAACACCTAGTGCTAATCGCCTTGTCGGCAAGCTTTGCTTCAAGAATCGAAGCGTCCTTAAGGAATTTACCGTCAACGCTTCCTTCAAGCAGCCACTTCAGTGACTGAAGCGCCTCAAGAAATTGCGTAGGCGATGGCGGTTCAGCGAGAGTCAATCCCGCCGCATCAATAACAGTGTTTCTCATTTGATCCATCAGGTAGTACCATGCCGCGCCCGGTTTTGTGGCCGGGGTTCCCGTTTTAGGGTTGCCAGAGGTTGGATAACCCTTTGAAGTAAGCGATGAAGTGTCCGGTGGTGAATCGACCGCTCCAGACTTCCAATAACCCTGAGTAGCCATCAGGACTCCTCCTCATAGATGAAAATTACGTACACATGAGCCGGAGCAAGCGCTCGGATCATGCATTCAAGCAAAGCATTACCCCAGCGCGCGAGAGGCTCATCTGCGCCCCAAGTCACGTCGAGGTATTCGGCATTTCCGTCCGACCGGATAGTGATGCCCAGTGTCATGACGGTGGTCCACTGTTTTTCGTAGAGCGGATGCTCCACGTCGTCATTCACGTCATGCTCCGTGAAGGTCGTTACCTTTGCCTGGTAGCCGAGCGTCCCGGCAAGCGACTCGAAAAAAGCCGCAGTCAATCCGAGATTCGACGTGATCTTCGCGAGAAGCTCCTGCCGCATCTGCTCCTGAGACGGATCTGCAATCGCCTCAAGGCAGGCGGACGGAATGCCGTAGTCGTCAAACCACCGGGCGAGCTCCTCTATAGAGGTGCGCGGATCGGATTCCTCGATTACCTGATTGATGCGGGCGTCGACGCGCGCGGCCTCTCTTCCCAGGGCATACAACACAGCGTCGAGTGCGCCCCCCGGAGTCCTTTTCCAGATCGGCCCTCTCGGAAGAAGCTCGTCGATCTGGTGCGAATAATCTCTTTCTGTCAGCGCCATATCACACCCACGTGATCGTCCCCGGAACGAAGATTTCGCCTACGCTCGCCGCCACGTCGTCCGTCGGCGACTGAATGCGGTAACTGGTAACTTCGCCCACCCCGGAAATTGCTCTGTCAAGCGAAGTCAGCAGGATCGAGCCGCCCGGGATCGCTTCTGCAAGAACGACCGATTCAATGGCGGATTCGATCTTCGCCTTGATCGCCTCAGTCTCCGGGAGAATGTCGAGCGTGAGATTCAGCGGCTTCGGGATCGGTGCGACGACGTGAAGCGTCGCCGTAACCGGCATGGACGCTTTGATCTCGTCCGTTACGCGCTTGATCATGGTCTCGTTCGGGATGCCATTCGGCGTCATGCCGTCAGTCATGAAGCGCACCGTGACATGCCCCATACCGAGCTCCTGCGGGTAGCACCAGGCGCGCGTCACGCCGGGAACCTGCCTCGCCCAGGCGACGTAATCTGCTTTCGTGCCAGCTTTCGGCGGGTTCTTTTGTCGCGCAAGAAGTCGTTCCCGCAGGCTCTCGTCCCCCTCTGCGTCCGCACCTCCGGTGAGCTCGCCAGCAACGGCCGAGCTCATCACACCGACGACGGGGCTCACGAGCGTCAGCTGCATGCCGGCCTCTGAATTGCCCGAAGCGCCCGCATCGGCCGCCTCAAGCGGAGCCGCGCCGTCTTTGCTTTCGTCCGTGGTGACGTAGACCGCCCCACGTTCGTTTTGAAGTTGCGTCCCGGCGGGCACGACACCTGTACCGGTAAAGGTGACGGTACCGACGGCCTTGCTTGCCTGCAGTCGGTAGATGCCGTATTCCGAGGCGCGGCGCTCAAGGTAATTGCCCTCGGCAGTACTCGTAAAGCACTGCCGGAGCACAAAAGCGATGTAGCCGTGAAGCCCGTGGGAAACGCCCGCAATGACACGCGTCATGACGGAGGCGAGCGACCAGCGCATCACCTTTTTTCCTATGCGGCTCTCCGCATCTGCCTGAACTCTCCGGATGATCTCCGCGAGCGTAGGTCTTTCAAAAGACATTTTCACTCCCAAACATTCTGGAATCGCGCCTGAAGCGCCTGCGTGTCATCAGGCCGATAGCAGGTAACCCGCAGCGCGATCTGGTCAGTCCCCGAGCGCTCCGCAGAAACCTCAATGCGGGCAACTACTGCATCATCGATGAGCCATTGCAGAGACTCCTTCGCATAGGCTTCCGCGCGCCGGAGCGTCGTCGAAAAAACCTTCTGCCGCTGCAGCAGCCAGAGGCGCGAGCCGATTCGATCACCGGCCGCCTCCGCGAAAGTGTCGCCCCACCATCCCTGACGATTCGGCGCCTTCACCCCGTCGTCCGGGTTAGACTTTCGCCATGAAAACAGGCTGATCAGCACGGCCGCAGCCAGCTCATCGGCCTCGAAGTCGGATATGTCGGCCGGCTTCCCGTTCAGCATCATGTCCATTTAGCGCACCCATAGATCCTTAATCGCCTTTGCCGCTTTGGCCACTGCCCACACAGCTCCGGCGTAGGCCATGATGTATATGGGCAAGGCGACGAAAAAAGGAAGCGTTTGAGCCATACCAAGGGCCCTCACAAGGTCTAAAATAAAATCCATTGAACACCTGCGTAGAAGGTGGTCACAAAAAACCCCGCAAGGAGTCCAGCCCTGCGGGGTTTGCTTTTTGGTTCGTACGAAAGTCTCGTACGTTTAGTGCGGCCCGGAGGTCTCCGCACCGTCGCCTTGCTCGGTGTGCGTGTGCGTCTTCAGGCTGATCGGGCCCGCCTTCACATCACCAGTCGTCGTCAGATCGCCGGTGACCCTCGCGCCGGAGCCGCCGCTGATCGCCATGCCGCCTTTGCCGGTGATCAAGCCCTGGACGGTCAAAGTTCCCGTCAAGGTCGTGGCAGGCGTATCCAGCTTCACAGAAGACGCTTTCAGCGCGGCATCTCCGGCCACTTCTGCCGTCAGATTTCCGCCCACCGCAACGGAAGCATCTTTTGCGACCGTGGCCGTCAGCGCGCCGGGCGTTTCGACAACGATCCCTTCACGCGTGAAGTGCACCTTCTGCCCGAGATCGTCATAAAGAGCGACCTCGCCCGGCTTCAGGTTCTTAAGCCGGTAGCGCCTGTCAGCAACGCAGAACACGATGCCGTGAGATCGATCGCCGCCGAAAAACAACGCGAAGGCCTCCGGCTGCTCATCGTCCTTCGGCTCCGAAGTGAAGCCATAGGGCTCGACGTGCTCCAGATCATCCCGCACTTCGTCCGCGAGCAGCCGCACCTGTACCGCGCGCATTTTCTTCGTTCCGTCGGCCGCCGAAACGACGCCGCGGGCCATGATGTCGTCCAATCTTCCGCTCATAACAAAAAAGGCCGCATCTCTGCAGCCTTTCAAAAATCATTGACGTTGCCACCCGCCCATACCGTCGGGCCTGAAGTTCTCGTGCGCGCCGTCCCGGCGCTCGATCGTGATCCAGCCGTTAATGTCCTTCGTGATCGACATCACCTCTTTCGGGTCAGACGGCTCGAGCTTAAAACCTAGATCAGGCTCGCCGCCCGGGACATATTTGCATTCTTTATCCAGCATAGTTCCGGGGTACTTTTCGCAGACCAAATGCCTGCTAGGGACAACCGTCAACGCCTGGGCGCCAAGCGAGGCAACGCTCAGCGCGATGAGAAAGAAAATGCGCATAACTGCCTCCTTTCCCCAGATTATTTCACGTTCGTCCACGTCGAAGACGTTTGCTTTGTATCCGTTTTCGCGGCGTCTCGTCTATAGCCATCGGGGGGCATAAGCCCTAACTCGGCGGTCATTCCGGCCGAAGAGAGTTGGAGCTTCGTTTGAACAACCAGCATTTCTAAGCCCCCCGAAAAAAGCGTTTGATCGCGCACTATACCCTTTGTGTTCGGCCGCCACAGAGAGCCATCCGACTGCCTCCAGCCCTGAACCGTGTAGGTGACGGCGCGAAAGCGTGCGGCTTGAAAATTAGCTTCGAACCGGGCTCGATCACCGGCAGTCTTCAACGACGCCTGCCCGCTATCCTTGAGCACCTTCAGCCGGAAACGCTTCACTTCCGGGTCTACAGCAACGCCCTTGTCTTCCGCAGCGGTACGCCCGAAATCTTCATCCGTACCGGCGTGCTGTCCGAGCGCAACGTAGTGCGAAAACCGCGCCGACGCATCGAACCTCGCTGAAGCCTTCAGGATGTTGCCGCCGAGCTCAAGGGCGTCCGTCGCTTGTCCGGCCCCGCCAGGCTCAACCAGCACAAGATTCCCCGCCTCATCGTCGGTCAATACGAGATTGTCCTTCGTAATGAGCCGCTTGATCGATTCGAAAACCGTCTCTCCGGGATTAACCGTATGGGTCTTGACTTCGTTGCTCTCGGCCGAGATCGTGAGCGTTATGCCGTACGGCTTCGCCAGCTCTTCGATGATGCGGCCGGCCGGAAGGTTCTTCCAGGAGGTTTGAGGCTTCGCGGCCGCTGCGGGCGCGGCCTGCGCCTTGCCGCTCCTGCCCTTCACCTCGGACCACAGATTAGAACCCGCCGCCGGGGGCGCATAGGCCGCAGACGGCGGGCAGCAGTCGACCAGATCCACCGTTCGACTCTTCCCCTGCACCTGCACGGAAACGGTCTTGCCGTCGTAGCGGATGGGCGTCGAGGTGATGTAACCCGTGCACACCAGATCTTCGCCGATATAGACCTGTACGAGCTCTCCGGTCTGAAGCGCCGTGAAGTCCGTATTGCCCGGAAAGTTCTCCGTAACTTCAAGCGCAAACGCCCGGGCGACCTGTTCGATGCTCGATGTGATGAGAACCGATTTCCAGCCGCCGTAGCGCTTGCCGCCGACACGGATTTCAACCTGATTTGAGCTCATTCGCTTGAAACCTTCATTTCTTCGGCCGGACAGAAGCCTTCGTGATCAATGCCGTTGCGCAGCGCTATCTCGCGGTCGCGATTGGCGTCGTCGTGATAGTCATAGGCGAGAACCACCGCGGGCATGATGTCCGGAGGCGTGACGGTTATCAGCCGACTCTGGGCGTTAGCGCGCTCTGTAACCGCCTCGAAAACTGCCGTGCGTGCCTTCTCAATCGCCTGATACATCTCATCGTCGGTCTCCATCAGGAGTTCCTGATCAAGAACCTCAAGAAGCTCATTTCGGACCTCAATGAGGTCGTCGTAGCTCTGAATGGGTTCCTGCTCCACAAAAGGAGAAGCCGCCGCGGTGACCATCGCCCCCGGCGCCGACGTGTCCTTTGAAGTCCCGATCAAAGCGCTGACGCCGACAACCTGCGCAAGAAGAAGCTGGCGCGTGAGGCTTTCCACCGCCGCACGGTTCGTCATGGCCGCCTTCTGCGTATCGGAGAGCGGCGGCCTATCCCGATCGGCTTCTATCTTCGCCCTCGTACCGGAGGAAAGCTTCTCATCCGAAGCCAGGTTCCTGAGCTGCTTCGCCACCCGGCTCCACGCCGTCGCCGTCGTTGCCCACTTCGACAGCCCGAGAGCCCCGGCGAGCTTCTGCGCAAACACCTTCGGATCCTTCGAGATGAGCGCGAGCCCCTTCGAAGCAAGATCCGCCACCCCGGTCGCGAAGCCGAACGCTTTCGCGATTTCCGCGCTGCCGACCACCCCAAGCACGTCGAGAAGAGCGCCGGAAAGCGCCGAGTCGATGTACTCTGAAACGATCGATAGATCTATCGAGTCGACGAACTTGCTGACCGCCGAGAGCTCCAGCCCGTCGGCCGCCTCGAGCGCCGCCGATTGGGTGTCGGCGCCCGTTGCCGGAAACTCAAGGTCACCGGCTTCTGTAGCGACGAAGGTCAGGTAAGCGGTCCCGAGCCCGGTGTCGAACTTAAGCTCGCTCACCGACGTGACCGTAACGGTCATTTCGCCCAGCCACGGATGAATGAGCGCCCCGGAACCCGGCTTTTCGATCTCAGCTAAAAGCGCCGTTCCGCGCGCGATGTAGTCGTCGCCGACTACAAAGGCCTCAATCGTGATCTGCCTGGTGGCTTTGCCAAGGTCTTCGACATAGGGTTTGTCGCGCTGCGGGTACTCATGTACCACGGTGCGCCGGCCGGCTCTGAGGCTCCCGCTCGTCACCTCGAAAGGCACGCCGCGAAAGCTCGCCGGCAGAAGCTGTTCACTACGAATAGACATCAGTCAGCTCCTACAAAGCGATCCGATCGACCTACCTGACCGTAAATATCCAGCCCCGGAGACCCGGAAACGTCGCTTACGGCCGCGGATGCTCCTCCGGAAGCGGTTACGCTGATGTTCATGCGCCCGCTCAGGCGGGCTTCAGGTGTCACCTGGGGGTTCTGCATCTGCTTCCCGTCGCCGGATGTTTTGCTTCCTCCGAAAAGGTCGCTCCAGTCCGGCAGCAGGGATTTGAAGTCGAAATTCGTGAAGTAGTCAGAGATCATCCTCCCCACGTTCCTGAGACTGTCTGTGACGCCCGTGTACCAGTCGAGGCAGGCCTTTGCCCATTTATCCGGGAGCAGATTGAACGCCGCCTGGAAAAGGTCGTCAAACCCGCTCAGCAGACCGCTGATATCTCCCTGGAAGAAGGCCTTCGCAATTGACAACAGCGACCCGAAAACTGCCTGGAACTTTGGTACAACCGTGTCCCAAACCGCGCCGATAAAGTCGGCCGCCGCAGATGCTCCTGCCTTCAGCGCCGGCCAAATGCTGTCCCAGTTGGCGAGCACAACGCCGGCTATCGCCGCCACGGCTGTCAGCACCAAACCAACAGGCCCGAACGCCCCGGCCATTGCTACGGCAGCAGTTCGCGCTGCAGTCACCAGGGTGCCGAACGTCTGCACCATCGAGATGATCGACGAACCGAGGGCTATCACGCTCATGAGCGTCTTCCCGGCCATGATCGCGCCCATGGCGTAAAGCACCGTATTGAAGCCGCCAACCGCATTGAACGCCCGAATCGCATAATCCGCCACGGTCAATACCGCGGAGGCGATGCCCTCGAAGTCGATCTTCTCGATCGTCTCGGCCAGCCGCTCGGCGACGGAAGCGAACTTCTGCGAAAAAGCCTCACGGTTCGCCGCGGCAAGATCGCGGAAGCGGTCAGACATGCGGATCACCGTGGGGGCGAGCTGCGCGCCTATCGTGTTGCCGACCGACCCGATAACGGCCCGCATGTCATCCATGTGGTCCGTCATTGTCGCGGCTGATGCAACCGCATCATTCGACATCACGAGCCCAAGGTCGCGCGCCTGCGCGGCCATTTGCTTGAGCCCATCCGAACCGCCGGCAAGCATCGGGATCAGCTTGCGGCCGCTGGCGCCCATGGTCGCCATGGCCATCTTCGCGCGCAGAGCCGGGTCCTCATTGCGCTGGATGGCGTCGGCAAGATCAAGAAAGACTTGCTCGACCGGGCGCATATTCCCGGCCGCGTCCTTCATCTCGATTCCAAGCTTCTGGAAGAGCGTGAAGGCGCTGCTTGACGTGTCGAGGCCGTTGGCGATTTCCGCCATATGCGTGCCGAGATCCTTGAGCGCATCCTCGAGATCTTCCGGAGCGGCGCCCGCGTGCGTAGCGGCATAGGAGAACTCCTGCAGCTGTTCCGCGGTAATGCCGATGCGCTGACTCATCTTGTCAAGCGCGTCGCCCGTACTTGCGAAGCTCGTCACGGCCTGCTGCAGGCTGAAGCCTACGGAGCCGGCAAGCGCAAGGAAAGGCCCGCCAATCCGGCCCGCTACGTCACCGGCGGTAGCGGCGACGTTTTGCATCGAGCGGTTGAAGAGCGCCACCTGCTTCTGCAGGTTCTTAAACTGCGTGCCGTCAATTACCTTCCGGAAGTTCCCCCACCGCGCAGACACCTGCTTCATGACGGGGGTCATCGTGTCCCGGACCGCAAGAATCGCGGTAAGTCTGAAATCCTGTCCCGCCATTTAGGTCTCCTTCAATCTCTCCTGAATTCGGTTCCACTGCTCCACATAGAGCAGAAGCTCCGACAAAGGAAGCGCGAGCGCCTCATCAGGAGAGATCCTCCAGTCGTAGGCCACATCAAAAGCCAGATCGACTAGCCCTGAGACGTCGAGCCCGCCTGCTCCCCGAAAAAACTAATCAGCGCCCAGCAAATCGCCATGAAATCCCTGGGGCTGAGCTTCTCGACCTCAGAGGGCGAAATAGCCGCGAGGCGGGAGATGTAGTCCGCGCAAACGCTCGGGCGGGGCGCCGGCGTCAGATCCGCGCCAACCGTGAAGGGGAACCCGAGCCGCTTGATAAGCTTCGTGTCGAGCCTCTCTTCCTTGATGTCGAGCTCCGTGACTTCCTTGCCAGCAATCTCAATCGGCGTTGTCAGCGTGTAGATCATGCAAGTTCTCCCGCAGTTCCCTCAAAGCGCAGCGCCACCGTACCGTCAACGGGCTTGTACGGAATGTCGCCCACCATAAAGGCCTCAGAGAGCGTATACACCATCCCGTTCGCACATTCCGCGGTAACGGTCATCGCCGTCGACTCCATCAGCTTGCTGACGGGGAAGCTCTCCGGGACGATGAACGTGCCCGCGACGTACGGGACCGCGACCGTCTCCTTGAAGCCGACGACGCCGGTGGTCGAGGCCATGGTCTCGCGCGTCACCGAGTTAAAGGGGAACTCAAGGTCCCCCTGAAGTTCGAGCTGTTCTCCGTCCACCTTGAAGTAGCAGGTGCCGGCTAGTCTCTTTCCCATTTCTTAGTCCTCCGCGTACTGAAGACGGAACTGATTGAGGACCGCAAAGATGCGGAGCTGATTGACGAGATCGGGCGGGAAGAGGACATCCAGCCGATTCGGATTGTCTGCATTCCTTTCTACAATCAGGTACTGCTTGAAGAGATCCGCATTCTCGACGATCCCCGAAAGCTCGAGCTGCCGATAGAGCGCCACCAGCTCGCCGCGGATCACCGAAGGCGTCACGATCGCCTGTCCGGCACCGTAGCGTGTCCCGTCGTTCGCGAGCTTGTGGCGCGCGTACTTGGTCGTGATGAGCGACTTCATGCGGCGAAGCACGTATGCAAGCGTGTGCATCGTTTCGCTGTCGAGATACGATGCGTCCGCGTCGCCGAAACTGTTGCGCTGATAGGTCGTCACCGCGCGCTCAATCATGACCGTGCCGGATGTCGTCGTAAGCGTCGCAATGCCGTTTTCAAGAAGCGTCTGCCTGTCGGTCGTGATAAAGCGGCTCTCGGAAGGAGCGGCCATCACGCCGGTGAGCACGCCCGTCTGCGTGGGCCGCGCGGGGTCGGCTGAAATGAACACCGACGTCCGGGCGAGATAGGCCGCGAGCACCTCTTCGATCGGGGTCGGAAGCTCCGGCTCAACCCCCACAATCGTGCAGTGCTGGTCGTTTCGGGCGTTGCCGAACGTCTTCAGCGCATTCACGTCGCCGCGCTTTGCCGTATATACGTGGCCGTAAATCTGCCGAAACGGCGACCAGCGGCCGGACGTGTCGTTCATCTCCGTCTGGAAGGCGTCAAGCACCGCGGCATCCGAATAGGGGACGCCGATGAAGTCATACTGCGCATCGCCCATCGCCTTCACTGCGGGGGCAATTTCGGGATCAGTCGTGCCGCCGGCCATGGCCGCAAGCACTACGCCAAGGCCCGCAGGCGTCTTTTCACCGTTAATCGGCCCGCGCAGATTGAGCGCGAGCAGAATACCGTTGCCAAGCGAGCCCTTGTTGCGCGCCGTGAGCGTGCAGACCGCAGCCGCAGCCGCCGCAGTAACCGGCAGGTCCTTCTCCCGCGAAATGGCGTCGGCAAGCGCCTGCGCGACAACACCGGCCTCCGCGCCTTCCGCTACGGAGACCTGCACGCGCGAACCGCCAATGTAGAAGCTCAGGGTACCGGCTTCAGTCGCCTTTCCGGAGAAAGTCACCTCTGCTGAGGCGGCTACGGCGTTCTTCGCGTCAGCGAGCGGAATGCAAACAAGATATCCGAAGCTATCGACCGTGCGATAGGCGGCCACCATACGGGCCAGCTGAGACCCGCGGCCGAAAAGCTGCTTGGCCATGGCCGCGGTAGACACCGTCACCGGCTTACCGGCTTCAGCCGTGCCCGTATCGAGCATCTGGCCGATCAAGAGGCTCCGAGTGCTCTCCGACGGCGTGAATGCCGCGGAATTGTCTACCTCGGCATAAAAAAGCGGCACTCGAACGCCGCTCGGGATGGTGTTGAAAGAAACACTCATAGGTTCACCTTCAAAGTTGCTTCAATTTGGTTGTCCGGCTGATTCTTCTTGGTCGACGGTTCAACACAGTCAACCCTGATGTCTGCGCCCTCGAGAGGTCCGAGCTCATCGAGGTCCACTCCCTGCCACGTATCGCTGAGATCGAGATAGGTCTCGAACGAGAACTCGAACTGGAAAGCGAGACGGGCATCGTCCAGGTAGATCACCTGCCCGCCCGAGTAGACGATTTCGCCGAACTCATCAGCCGGTTCCTGCCGCCAGCTGAGAAGGCCCCGGAAAATTTCGAGCTTCAGCCCTTCTATCGAGTCGAATGCTATCTGGCCTCGCTCATCGCAGGCGTTGCTCACCAGAACGATCACGGCAAAGGTGTTCGTCACGGTCTGCTGGTAGGCCACCCGAGACTCGTTTCCGGAAGCTTCTTCGGCAAGCGGGACCACATACGCCGCCGGGAGCGCCGGCGCTTCATCTTCTGTAAGTCCGGCCCACTCAGCGGCCCCGGCAAAGCGGTTTCCAAAGGACGGGCATCGCCTCCGAAGTGCGGCAATGATCGGATCAAGTCTCATATCAGCCCCGGTTTAATTGCATTAGCCAAAGCGTCCGCCATGGACCTCTTGAAGTCGGGGGTCGCCTGCTTTGCGGCATCCTCGATGAAGTTCCTGCGCGGAGCCGCCACCTTTTCGCCCGGGCGCTTCTTATGCCTGCGGGCCTGTGCTTCGGTTTCCGTATTCGGCCCCCGATGCCCGTAGACGACAAAAGCCGGGTAATAGACCGGCATCGAGCTCGTCTTCGACGGCGAGACCATCGCCGCATACCCGGAACGAGAAAGCCGCACGCGGATCGATCTCTGCATGCGGCCCGTCTGCTTGCCCGGGTATTGCCCGGCCTCTGAAACGGCTCGCCGGGCAATGAGCGTTCTTGCTATTTTGCGGACTTCGTTGCCCGCGGCTCGGAGTGGCTTCCTCAGCGCCCTCGGGTCATAGTCAATATTCCGGAATCCTCGGTCTACTTGCGCGCTTACCAGCATCTCCCTTCTCCTCTACGTCCATGACGGTGAAGCGGCGCTCACCGCCGGCATCCGCAACCCGCTTCACCCGATAAAGCACCCCATCGATCACCAGCTCGGTGACGCCGTACAGATCCTGCGGCCGTGTCCGCCCTTCATAGCTTCGGATGTAGACGCGGTGCGTCACTTCCGAATTCACCTGCTTCGTCCCGAAATACATCCCCGATCCGACTACGGCGAGCTTCCCCCACACTTCATCTTTTTCGACGGTCGTCTGCGAAAAGCCGTTCCTGTCGTCCGGCTTTGCCTCTCGTACGAGAATCTTCACGCGGCGATTGAGTTCGCCAATTTCCGGAAGGTCCATGATCAGGTCCACGTTCTAAAAGGGTCTAGCAGCGCGCTCACAAAAGGGAGCGGCGACAAAGCCCCCTCCGTCGCCGAAGTGCGGTGCTCGTAGTTATGGGCGACATGCACGAGAATCCACTGCCGGATAGCGGCCGGGACGGCTTCCGGAGAATCGCCGTAGCCCTCGGTCCCCTCGCGCGTGACGAGCCCGCGCTGCAGCTCATGCTCGGCCATCTGCGTACAGGCAAGGATGAGCGCGGAGATGAGATCGTCATCAGCCGTGCTCTCAACTCTCAGGTGAAGCTTGGCTTCGTCCAAAGTCACCGCAGGAAGAGCCGTCGAAACTTCCACGCCCATCCTCTATCTCCTTACTTTCCGAGAGCGCTGGCCGCGGCCGGCAGCGCAAGATCGCCGCCGACAAGAGCAGACACGCGCTCAATGCCGAAGCCGAGGCGGCGCTCGGCGCGGATCGTCACAAGGTTCTTCTGAACGTTGTCGACGTCCTGTTCAAAGAGCTCGACGGTCATGCCCTGACGCGTCCAGAGCGTGGCCGCCTGCGTAAAGTCGCCGACCATGAACTTGCCCTGCGGAATCGCCGGGGTCGTCCAGATCGGAAGACCCCACAGGGTCTTCGGCGCGACAGAAGCCGGGTGCCCGAGGTAGTAGTCGCCAGAGGCGTTCTTCTCCATGAGCATCTGCGACCAGTTCACCGGATTGAGCAGGATGATGTTCGGACGGAAGAACGCCTTTTCAACCTTGGTCTTCGCAAAGAGGATCAGATCAAAGAGTGTTGCGTTCTTCGCCGGAAGGTCGGCCGTCGTCGCGCCGTGGGGCGTGAAGTTTCCGGTGGTAAAGATGCCGGTGAGATTCTGATTCGTCCCGTCGCCGGAAATCAGCTGGTCTTCGACCACCAGATCAACGCCGTAGACAAGGCGCTGATTGATGTAGGCGACGAGGGCAGGGCCGTCCGCCATGAGCTGCTTGGAGACGCGGGCAAGGTGCGCGATCGTCTTGATCGTACCCGTCACGGTCTCAAAGGACGTCGAGCCAAAGGGCTTCTGTGCGCCTTCGGCAACGAAGGCCGCACCGTTCACAAAGCCGTCATCGCGCTCCTTCACGTATTCAAACGAGTTCGTCGAAATCGGAAGCGACGGGAAGAGGCCTTCAATCGTGAGCGGGCGGAAAGCGCCGGGCATGATGCCGGGGCGACGGTACGCCTGGATGATGCCGCCGGTCGGAGTCGTGATCGGGTTGAGCGCATTCGTCTCAGATTTGGCAAAGGTCTCCGAAAGCTCGACGCGAGTTTTCTGCGTGGAGCCTGCGGCAAACGCCTTGAAGCCGTCGGCGGCAATGAACTGATCGCCCGCGGACTTTGCTTCCGGCTTTTCGCCCTGAACCTTTACGCCCTTCTGCTGAAGCTCGAGGATCTGATTCGCGAACTTCCTCTGCTGTTCGCCGAGCTCGTCCAGGCGCTCCTTGTTTGAAGCGGCGGTTTCAGACATCTTGCCTTCGATCTTGTCGAGGGCGTCCAGTACTTCTTTGAATTCCATCTTTTATTCTCCAATGGATTTTTCAAGCTTCCTGATCCGTTCAAGAAGCTCCGTGGTCGCCTTCTCCTCGTCGGCTTCAGACTCCCTCTGATCCTGGAAGAGCTTTCTGGCTTTTGCGACGAGAGCCGTCGCGGCAGACTTCGAAAAGCCGCCTGCATCCCGCAGGAAACCTTCGAGGTCTCTGATACTTTCGATTTCATCCAGGTCTTCAGACCTGACTTCCGTGATGCGGGCCGCGCCGTCCGCCGGGAAGCTCACGACAGAGATCTCGAAGAGGCGTCCGACGGACTTGATCACCCGGCCCCCTTCCTTCTTCTCATCCTGAGCGCCGCCGCGCATGCTGAAGCCGATAGAAAGGCCGTCAACCGTTCCGTGCTTCAGGGCCGCGAGCACCGCGTCCGCCTGCGGGTTCCCGGGAGTAAGCTCGCCCTCGACGCGCAGGCCTTTCTCATCTTCTATGGCCGCGGTCCACTTCCCGATAGGAAGCCCCCACTGATGCCCATAGAACATTTTCGGCATCCCGTAGGCGGCAAGCGTCTTCGTGAACGCGCCCGGCATGACGGTATCGCCGTAGGAATCATTGCCCCCGAACACCGAGGCATAGCCGCTGAACTTGCGGCTCTCGCCTTCGAACTTCAGGTCAATGTCCTTCAGTTGAATATTCTTGAATTCCTTCATTACTGCCTCACTGGCTCGCCATTGATCGGAGAAGACGCAGGCTCCACTGCCCCCAGCTTCCGCAGCGGCACGAGGTTGCTCTGCGCCGTGAGCTCGTCCCCGCCTTCTACCGGCGGGAGGTTTTCCAGGCGCCTGATTTCGTTTCGCGTCATTGCCCCGTTCTGGCTCATCGTCGAATAGAAGGCCGCCCGACTCGCCGGGTCCGTCCGGAGAAAGCCGTCCATCTTGAACTCGATCGTGATCGGCTCGTAGTTCTTCAGCCTTCGCTCGAGCACCTGTTCGAGCTGCTTGCAGAGCGGACCGATCGTGAATTTGTGGAACCCCGAAACGATCTGCTCAATGCCGGAGCCCCATGTCGTCTGTCCCGTTGTTCCGACAAGTACGCCGGGCACCCCGAACCACCGGCAGATCTCTTCAATCGTGAAGCGCCGCGTCTCGAGGAGCTGGGCATCAGCGGGCGAAAGCGACATCTGGGAATACTTGAGCCCTCGGTCTGCGATGATCAGCCCGCCGCCGGACGAAGTCATGTTCGTCTGAAAGCGCGTCATCAGCGCCACAACCTGCTCCGCGCTCAGCTTTGAGTCAGTCTGCAGCACGCCCGTTGGCTTCGATCCCTTCCCATACAGCGAATTCGCGTTGTCCTGCGACCGGATAGCCTCATTGGTCGTGGCGCGCATAAAGTCCAGCTTCGAAAGCCCGAGGAACCCATTGCCGAGGCCTTTCCAATGAATGACGTTCTCGGGCGCAAGCGCCGTGATGTCGCCATCCTGGTAATAAACGTAAACCTCTCCGCCATCGACGACGGAAACTTCCATCTGGTCGGGAGACAGCGGGATCAGCGCAATCGGCTCCCCGGTGCCATCGCGCTCAATGAGCGCATAGGCATTCCCGCGAAGCATGCGATTGACAACCATCGCCGAAAGGAACTCCGACGGCGTCATCCAATCGTTCGGTCTTTCGTGCAGCAGCAGCCACAGCCGGTTCATCTTGTCCGGAACGCGCCCATCGCCTTTATCTCGATAGACATAAAGCGGAAGCGTCGATATTGTCTGCGCGAGAATCTCCACGCACGCGAAGACCGCCGAAATCTGCAGCGCCGCATCGGGCGGCGTTAGCTTCGTCTGGTCAATAATCGGCGCCAGCGGCAGGCCAAGCTGCTGCCCGGACGCGGTGCCGAGCGGCCCTCCCCACCCGGTCACCCAGCTGACAAGTCGCCTTACAAACATTCATCACCACTCAAAGAAAGTTTCCTGACCCGACTCCACAAAACCCTTGAAGTCGTCGTTATCGTCGGCGAGCGCATTTCCCATCGCCATGATGAGCGCAATCACGCCGTCGATCTTTTGCTCGTATCTTTCCTTCCGCGGAAAGATGTTGTCCTTCGCGTCCAGCTTGGCCACGACGTTCCCCATCATCCACGTCAGAATCGGGTTGCCGTCATGCAAAAGCCGGCGGTCCAGTACCAGCGCCTCCACGCTTTTCATCGGGTCGCTCATGTTCTGTACCGTCATGCGGCACTCGACCATGGGCGCGTCATCCTCAGAAAGCGTCGTCGCCATTTGCGTCGCTTGCCATGGGTCATAAACCACGGCTTCGACGTTGAAACGGCTGAGGTCTTCCCTCAGATCCTCTTCGACGACGTTCAGATCCGTCATCGCGCCGGGAGTGACATGGAGATGGCCTTCTTCGGCCCATCCGGAATACTGAGAGTTGACAGCGTTTTCTACCGCTCTCTCCGGAAGGTAGAAGTCGCAGAAAACCGCGTACCTGGTCGGACCGTCGGACTCAAGCGGAAAAACTCTGACCTTGGCGGTCATGTCGTTCTTCGAGCCCAAGTCGAGCCCGATGATGCACCGCTCGCCCTCAAAGTCCTCAAGCCGCAAAGTGTTGTCCTCGCACTGACCCCAGGCCCCCATAGCCATCCACGCGTTCGACGCGAA